CATGGCCTCGGGGCCGGTGCTCGCGACGAGGAGTTCCTTCGGAGTCTCCCGCTTGAACGCCATGAGGCTGTGCTGTTCGCGAATGTGCTGACCCCGTGCCTGCGCGGCCTGGTACTGGCCGAGCGAGAACGAGCCGATGCGGCGGTCGAGCATCCTGCCCGCGTCGAGCCAGTCGAGTCCGGCGTGGTCCGCGTAGCCGAGCGCGTCGCTTGTCGCGTAGGCCACGTCGCGCATCGAGCGGTCGGCGGTCTGCGGCTGGCGCTGGCGCTTCGGCGCGTTGCGGTTCGCGGAGCGGAGGTTGATCGCCAGACGGCCTCGCGGCTGTGTGGTGCCTGCGGCGGTGACGACCTCGGCGGCTTCGTCGGCGGGAGCGTCGGCGCTGTCGTCCGCATCCTCGTCGTCGGCGTCCTCGTCGTCCTCGTCGGTGTCCTCGTCCTCCTCGTCGCCGCTGTCTCCGGCGTCAGGGGTGGACTCGGTGGACATCGCGGGGCGGGCGCGGGCGGCAAGCGCGGCGGCGGCTTCACGCCGCTCGTTCGCGGCTTCCTCGCGGCGGGCCTGCTCGGCGGCGAGCGCTTCGATGCCGGTGGTGAGGTCACCGAGCGTGGCGTAGTCGGCGTCGCTGAGCGCGGCGGTGCCGTCGCCGTAGATCGTGTCGAACGCCTCGTCGGCGCGGGCGGCAAGGGCCGCGACCTCGTCGTCGGTGAGCGTCGTCAGGTCTTCGGGAATGACCAGTGCGTCGTCCGCCTGGTCGGCGTAGCACGTGGCGAGAGTGATGAGCGTCCGGCTGGACCGGCGCGAGATGGTTGCCATGATGGGCCTCCGGGTCGGGGTGAACAAAGAGTCACGCCAAGGCCCGATCCGCCATCTGGTTCACGGCGAGCATAGCGCGCCGCCCGGACTTCGCATAGAGCGCTGTCCGGGCGGCGAGTCTGCTGTGTTCAGGCGGGCTGTATGTCGCCGCCTCCTGAGCGCATCCGTTCGGCACGCGCTTCGAGCAACGAGCCGAACGACTGCGTGCGGCCATCGGCGGTGCGGAGAGCGAACGACTGTTGCCCGCCCTGCTCCACCGGACGCGCCGGGCCGATGCGCGATGTCGAGTGATTTGCCGCCCGTTGCGCCTGCGCGTCAGCGGCGGTCTGCGCCGCCTGGCGTGAGCCGGTCGTCATCCCGGCAGGGGGCGTCTGCCGAGCGTTCGTCCCGCAGTTGCACATACGTCAATACTTCCTTCCACTACGGCGGGCGAACGCCGCCACCTTGACTCGGTTCCGGCGAGCCGCGAGGCTCGTGAGTTCTGCCCGCTTCTCGCGGTCGATGAAGGCCCGCAGGTAGGCGAGGTCGCCGTGCGACAGCGTGCTCGCAGTCTCGGCGCTGACCGGCACGATGATGCCGCTCGCAACCAGGCTGACCAGGTTGCCGCCCGCGACCATGCCCGCAGGGCGGGGCACGCCGAAGCCGGGTACGTTCACGCTCAGCGCCGCGACCAGTTCCAGCGCGAAGCCCACCCGCCGCCAGTCGCCGGACAGCGGGGCCGCGCGGAACTCGCGCACCTGCTCGGGCGTCAGGTTCGACCGCATCCCGCCTGCGACGGCGATGCCGAAGCCGTCCTCGTAGGCGCGCACGTCTGCCGCGACGGTGCCGGTGTTGTCGTAGTGGCTCAGGGTTGCCGCAGGGCCGAGGTCATCCTTCGCGTGGCCGGTTGCCATCGTCAGGTGGCCGACGCTGACAAGGTCGCCCTCCTTGGTTTCGAGCGCGCCGGTGTGGAACCAGGAGTAGCCGCTGGGGCTGTTCGGCGGCGACACGCACTGCCCGCCTGCCGCGTGCGACAGGTGGCACGTGCCCCACAGCGCCAGGTGACCGTAGACGCGCCCATCCGGGGTGATGGTGAGCGCCGTGGGTTCGCTGAGATGCGGGTCAGCGAACCACGCGGCGGGCGGGTGGATCGGGGCGCTGGCGGCAAGGAGCGCGTCGGCCTCGGCCTGCGCGACAGCGTTGCGCACCGGGTCGCCGGACACATCGACCACGGCCAGTTCATCACTGCCTGCGGGGCTGGCGTCGTCGTCGTCCTCGGGGCCTTCCACGATGCCGATGCGGGCATTGGCGAAGGCGGGGATCGCCACGATGGTCGCGGAGCGGATGCGCGCGTTGGTCGTGAGCATGATTTCGTCGTCGCTGTTGATCGTCACGACGGTGACGGTGCCGTCCTCGTTCGGGGTCGGAACCTCGATGTCGCCGTCCTCCTCCATGACAGCGTTCATCGCCTCGACCAGTTCAGCGGCCACGCGAATCTCGAACGACACGTCATCGAGGTCCATCGAGACACCGTTCTGGCGCGCTTCCTTCACCATGCGGTACGCCTCGCGGCCCTCCTCGGAGGCCATGTCGAAGTCGCCCTCGCCCCAGATGACGCCGCCCTCGCGCCGCTCGATGAGGTCGAAGTTGCCCACCGTGACAGCGCCGTCGTGCAGGCCCACGTCCTGTGCGACGTAGCGGATCGGCGGGCGGTTGTCGGCGGAGACTTCCCAGCGCAGTGCGCCGCCCTGGATGCCGCGTCCGTCGCCGGTGAGTTCGTCCTCCATGCCGATAGGCCCGGCCCACCGCGCCGTGGCGGGGAAGTCGAGGCCAGGGGCGATGGTGTCAGGCTCGGCAACGGCGAGCGCGTACTTCGTGATGTCCCGCCGACGTGTGCTCATGGGGCACAGACTACCGGCAGGCCCGGACCAGGGCTAGGATGCCCTGTCTACGGCTTCGCCCCCCGGTTCGGGAATGCCGGGGGGCGAAGGCTTGTCTAGCGACTGGAACTAGTCGCTACGTGCGCGGGGTCGTTCTTGCGCAGGCGCATGTGGCGGTTGAACTCCATGTCAACAATCGCCTGGCCGCTCGCGGTGTAGTACCACGTGCAGTGCGGGCACCGGATCGAGTACAGCGGGCGGCGGTACTTCTTCCAGCCCAGGAGCACGTTCATCTCGTGCGCGTAATCGCTGACGCTGGTGCCCTCGTTCAGTTCGACGGTGCTGTCCCGCCAGGAGGACTCACCGCCCTCGGGGTCGTCGCGGACCTGAATCTTCCAGGGGTGCCGCAGGGGGACGCTCACGTGAGCACGTCCAGCGGGGGAATCTCGATCAGGCGAACCGCCTGCTGGACGAAGCCGGGGTCGATGTCGGCCAGCGGGTTGTGCGGGTAGCCCTCCTCGGCCCAGCACCTGTGGCAGAGGCCGACCTGCACCAGCAGGCGCGACCACTCCATGAGGTCCATCGGGTTCTGGATCGTGGCGTGCCCGGCGTCAACATCGTGCCCGATGCCGAACAGTGCGACGTTCAGCCCTGCGGGGTGATACTCGCGGCACTTGTCACAGGTGTAGTCCTCCTCGGGGGCCTTCGAGCGGGCGAACGAGTAGGACACCGAGAGGTTCGAGTGCCCCTCGTAGAACTGCTTGAGCGCCATCAGGCCAACGTCGCTCGACATGGCGATGGCTAGTTTCTCGGTCATCCACGGGGTCGTGGCGGGCAGGCCCTCGGCGGCTTGGTAGTGGGTCATTACACACCTGCCCGGATGATGATGTCGTCCACGATGTCGAGGTCGAGCGGGGTGTCGATGTTGAGCGGGGTGACGGCGGTCACCTTGGCGATTGCTTCGCGCAGGCGGTAGACGACGTTCGTGGCGTCGATGTCAGCCGGGCGACCGACGAGCATCGCGACGCAGGCTTCGCGGAGAGTGAGAGTGTCCAAGGGGTTCCTTCCTAGGCGGTGATCGTGAGGGCCGAGCCGACCTTCACGTAGATGTCGTTGAACTTGCCGGGCTTCTTGGCCTTGACCTTGAACGAGACGGTGCCGTTGTTCCAGGCGTGCGCGGCGGGCTTGCCCCACGCGGTGACCGGCGTGTAGCCGTTGACGGCGACTGCGCCCCCCTTGACCATTGCGACGTTGATCGCGTCGGCCAGTGCGAGGGAGTTGTGCGCGGTGACAACTGCGGTGATGGAGGTCATGCGGTGCCTTTCGTGTCGGTTTGGCTTGTACTAATAGTTTAGCATCTGGCGGACCCCCCTCCTAATCCTGGTTAGTGGAGATTCCGCACCACCTGCCAGTACTTGCCGTGGCTGTCGAGCACCGCGACGAGCGCGCCGTCGCGGCGAATCTTGGACGCCAGGCCGAACTCGCTGTGGTTGTACTGCGCCTCGGCCTTGGCCTGGGCGAGCGTGTCGCGGGCTGAGATGCGGTTGTCGCACTCGATGTAGAACATGGGGGCCTTTCGGGGTGGGGGAATCAGGGGGGTTGCCCCCCCTGATTCGGCTAGAGGCGAGCGGCGCAGACCGGGCCGATGCCCGCCGCGACGCTCTCGGGGTCGGTGAGCAGGCGGGCGCACACGACGCACCGGCCAGTCTTGACGCCCATCTCTGCGGCCTGTTCCAGCGTGAGCCGGGTGGCCGACTTGAGCAGGCGCATCGCGCCCGGGGCGTACTCGTAGCCGGTGTCGCCGAACACCTTGGCGTACAGGTTGCCGGATGACTTGCTGGCCTGCACCTTGTAGATCAGGCCCTCGACGTAGAAGTAGCCCTCACCGAGAACGTTGCCGTCCTCGTGGACTGCGGGCTTGCGGGGCGCGGCGAACAGCGCGTCGATGTAGGTGGACGCCTTGGCGCGGTCCAGGTAGGGGTCGCGGGCAAGCGACTCGAAGGTTTCCGGGGTGACGCGCTCGGCCAGCAGGCGGGCGATGAGGGCGACCTGCTTCTCGCTGGCCGGGGCGACGGTCGCGTTGCGCGGGGCTGAGATGTAAGCGGACATAGGGTGCCTTTCGGGCTATCGGTTTGGCTTGTACTAATAGTTTAGCATCTCAGCCAGACAGAACCTAATCCGGGTTAGGGTTCCTCGCTGTGCGTTCGCTGTCAAGCCGGGTGCGGCGCGAACCCTGCGCCCCTAGCCTCGTTCCGGTCGCCCAGACAATGCGGCCAGGAGAGGACGCCATGACCAAGCAGAGCCAGAACCAGAACCGCACGCCGGACGAGCAGAACGAGCAGGACGCGGACGAAGCGCGCCGCCGACTGGTCGAGGACACTCAGCCCACCGACCAGCAGGGCCGGACCCAGCGGCAGGGCCAGCGAGGCCAGACCCAGCAGATGGACGAGGACACCCCCAGCGTGCAGTAGCAGGCGACCCCCGCCTGCGAGCGGGCCGGGCACTCCCCCCGGCCCGCTCACTCGGGGGCCGGGGGCCGCAGGCGCTCCTCGATGTCCTGCCAGCGGGCGAAGGCCCTGCGGGTGCCCCGGACGTAGATCGCCACGATGCCCGCGTCGAAAGCGGCACCGAGCCACGACCACGGCGAGCCGTGCATCGCGAGCCACACGTTCCAGCCGCCCAGCCCCGTGAACAGCATCGCCAGCGAGCCGTAGAAGTACAGGTCGCGCCGGTGCCACTTCCGCATGTGTTCGAGGTACGGGGTGGTGGGGTTGGCGGGCAGGTGCCCCCGGTCACGCATCCTGATGCGCCGCCTCCCAGTCGCGCCTGTCGGCGTGCGCAGGGCACAACCACTGACCGTCGCGCGTCGTATAGGCGGGGTCACCGCAGGCCGAGCCGTGCCCGATGCCCTGCGTGCAGGCGTGGTCGGTGCGGAGGCGGGGTTCCGCCTGCACCGGCGCGTCGGCTAGGTGCGCTTGTGCCGTCCAGTCGTCGCCCAGGGCTGAGCGCTTGACGATGCCCCACTTCATGAGTTCTCCTTCGGGTTGCAGTAGAGGGTCGCGTGATCCATCGCGAGGAAGTTCAGCCGGTCCAGGGTGTTGTCGCCCTGGTCGCCGGTGCCGAGGCCGTCGCGCACATCGCCGCTGACGGTGCGGTCGCACGTGTCGCAGACGAGGCCGACCCAGCCCGGGTAGAACAGCACCAGCCGGAACTTCTCGGGGTCATACAGCGGCGTCGGCACTTCGCGCCATTCGAGTTTCGCCTCGGGGAAGAACGTGCGGCTGGTGCCGTTCGGGTGCGTGATGCGCACCTTGTCGCCGTCCCGCTCGACGCTCGTGGCGACGTTCCAGGTGTTGCCGAAGCGGTACTGCCGCCCCGGGGTGAGCATCTTCGCGCGACACATCGTGGTCATGGCTTGTTCCGCATCTATTCGGGCACCCACGAGAAGTAGAACCTCGGGGAGTGCGTGAATAGAAGCGTGCCCTTCTGGCCGGTGGCCTTGCGGGTGGCCGTGACGAACGGGGCCATGAAGCCGGTGATGTCGAAGTCGAGCCGCACAGCGGACGAGTCCCAGACCTCCCGCCCGGCGTCGAGTTCCTGCTGGACAAGGTGCGGTGTCTCCACGATCAGCGCACGGCGCACTGCCTCGGTGGGGTCGATGTCGGTCATGCGGCCTCCTTCATTTCGCCTGCGTAGGCAAGGGTGATGCCGTCGCGCTCGATGGTTGCGAACGGCTGGGTGAGAGCGAACGCCAGGGCGGCGTCGTAGGAGAGGAAGTCGGTAGTGACCTGCTCATCGGAGAGGGTGCCTTCGGTGACGACGGTGAACATCAGACCACCTCGTATGCGGTAGTGATCTGCTCGGCGGTCGCGCCCTGCGCCATTGCCTGGTTGAGCAGGACATCGACCTTCGCGGACAGCGTGGCAATCTCGAAGGGGGCCTGCGTGCCGAGCGGCCCGTAGCCGAGGCCGGAGCCTGCCACGCGGTTGCCGCTTTCGAGCGCGACGACTGCGCGGGTCGCGTCGTCAATCACGCGGTTCAGGGACGTGCGGAGTTCGCGAGTCGCGTTGGACAGGTCGCGGAGGGTGGAGTCGAGGACTGCGATGGAGTGAGTCAAGGGGTGCCTTTCGTAATGGTTTGGCTTGTACTAATAGTTTAGCATCTGGGCCGACCCCCTCCTAATCGGCGTTAGGGGTCAGTCACCGCACTTCGGGCATCCGTCGATGGGGCCGGGGTGCCAGTAGCCGGATGCGGTCACGTGCCCTGCGGCGGGGATGCCGGGGTACACCGGCCAGGCGTTCACACGCCCCTCCCCAGGCTGTTGCGGGCGTACTCGGGGAAGCGCTCGGGGTGGCGCACGAGGATGACCGTGGAGCGGTACATGCCGGTCGCGGCGACGATGGCCTCGACCGACGCGCCCTTGTCCATGACCTCGTTCAACTTGACGTTCCGCTTGCGGCTGAGGAACCGCAGGGTGTCGGGGTCGGCGGTCATCTCGACCTCGTGGGCGAGTTCCGCCAGTTCGTAGATGCCGGTGCCCTCCTGCGTGGTGGTGCCTGATCCAGATGTCATGCGGTCACCAGGGCCTTCTCTGCGGCGAACACGTCGAGCAGGTGCTTCGCGGTGTTGAACGCGCGGAACGCCTCGACGGAGCGCGGGCCGCAGAACTGCCGGTCGTACTCGGTGCAGTCGGCGTCGTCGGCCACGGCCTTGATCGCCTGCAACTCGGCTACGGCGTCGGCCATGATGCGGTTGAGGTACTGCGGTGCGGAGCCGAAGGCATCGGCGCGCCAGGCGGCGGCATGGATTGCCTCGGGGGCGAACTCGGACTTGAACATGGGTGCCTTTCGTGGGGGTGAGAGGCCCGCCCGGCGAGGGGCGGGCCTGCGGGTTAGAAGGAGGGGTCGCGGTAGTCGTCCTTGACGCCGACGAGCAGGTGCGTAGCACCGCGCTCCATCGGCTGTCCCTTGACGATCCAGCGCCCGTTCTTGCGGAGGGTCCAGGTGCGGTACTCGGGGGAGTCATCGAACACCATCTCGGCACCGTTCCACGTCCAGCCCTTGACGGCCTTGCCGTCCCAGGTGAGAACCGTCTTGCCGTTCTCGCTGACGTGCGTGATCTTGGTGCTAACGCGGTCGGTGACGTAGCAGACGGTTGCGTCCATGCCGACCTCGGGGGCGGTTGCGGTGACGAAGAATGCGTTGAGCATGAGGGGCCTTTCTAGGCGGTTTGGCTTACACTAATAGTCTAGCATCTGCCGCGAGAGTCCTCCTACGGGATCACCAGGGTTCGCACCCCTCGTCCATGCGGGCTTCGCGCTCGGTGGTGTGGTCGATGGAACAGCCCGGGGTGCTTCGCTCGCACGCCTCGCTCTCCTCCCGATCCCAGGCGGTGATCCGCTGACGCACGTCGCCTTCGCGCAGATCATCCACGGTGGTGCAGATCGGGATGCCGTGCCGGATGACGTGGACGAGCAGGCGCGGCTCGGGGTGAGCGGGGGTTCGCACGTAGGCGGGGCCTCCCGCTTTCAGGCGGGCAGTCTCGGCGTGCCAGGGGGTGCGGTGTTCCATCAGGTGTCCTCTCGGTTGGTTTCGCTGTTGGCGCGGGGCAGGGTCTTGGCACCGGGGCGACCTTCGTTCAGGCCGAGCGCCGCCGCAGTGCCCTTCCACATCGGCCCGTGCCCGCCGTTGCCGCGCTTGCCCTGCCGGGACATCTCAGCCCCGGTGATGGCGTGCGCGCACTCGTGGGCGATGACGTGCGCCAGCGATGTCGTCCACCAGGCGGTGACGAACTGCTTGCGGTAGCGGATGCGCCGGATCGACCAGTAGCAATCGCCGTGGCGCTGGTGCGCCTGCGGCGGCAGTGCTTCCACGACCCACGTGCTCGGGTTCGGGACGCCGTGCATCCTGAGCATGGAGTGGGTTGCGGTCTTGACCGCTTGCCACTTGCGGGCGTCGGTCGCGTCGGCGGGGATGGTGCGGAGATAGGCGAGAACGTCATCGACGTTGCGCAGGCGGGGACGGCCCATGTTGCCCTTCGGGGTTGGTTTGGCTTACCCCTAAGTTTAGCACGGATCGCGTCAGAACCCTAATCGGGGTTAGGGCACGTGGCGCGCACCTTTCGGGATGGAGCGCCGGTCCCCGACCGTCACGTCACCTGTCTCGCGGTCCACGAACACCACTGCGTCGTTGAAGTGCCGTTCGGTGAGGATCACCGGCACGACGTAGACCTTGGCGGTGCCCAGGCCCGTGTCGGCGGTCGGCAGTCCGAACTCCTTCTCGACCGCACGCCGGGCACTCTCCCAGCCGATCTTGCCTGCCATCACCCCTCCACCCACGGTTTCACGTCCTCTGCCGGTGACCCTTGCACCAGGCTGTCCTGCGGCACCTTGTCGTCCACGCGGAGCCAGGCCACTTCATCCCAGTCGCCGCTGTCCAGGTACGACACGCGCCCCTCGCCGGTCTGGCCGTCCACTTCGTACAGCGTGGGCCAGCCGCGCTCGTCGTAGCGGACCTCGGCGTTCCAGACGTGCCCGCTCTGCGTGTCCTCGTCCCAGCCCGACACGATGAATCGGGAGCCGTCTGGTTGCGCGCGCATCTGCGTGAGCGCCTGCTTCGCCTCGACCGGGTAGGAGAAGGCGTCGGTCGCGGAGCCGAAGGCGTTGCGCCACTGCGCCGCGATGTTGTACTCGCTGGCGTTCTCGTCGGCCAGCAGGTTGCCGCCCGGCACCGGCAGGGCGCGCACGTCGTAGCCCCGGGCGCGCAGTTCCATCGCCTGCACGACGCGCGCACAGTTCGCGTTGTACTTCGGGTTCTCGGGATCGAGGAACCAGCCGGGGTTCACGGCGCGGGTGAGCGCTTCGCCGTTCGCGGCCATGTCCCAGTAGCCCTGCGGGTCGAAGTCGAGCGCGCCGAACTCCTGGCTCTGGAACTGCCCTTCCGGCGCGGTGGTCACGCACCGGCAGTTCACCGTCAGGTACGTGGGCGCACTGCGGTCGCCGGGGTACATCAGCGAGAAGCCGTCGATGACGAACGGCTGGCCGATGGGCACCACCTGCCGGTCGGCGGCGGCGTGGGCGTCGCGCACCCGCTCGTCGCGGCGCGTGACCCACATCTTCGTGGGCATCCCTGCCTGCCGCATCTGCTCGGTCGAGAGGTTGCCGTACAGGCCGGTGACGGCAGTGCGGGCATCGCGGCGCATCCGGGCGACCCACGAGATGCCCTCCTCGTCCAGATTCGCGGTGCGCCGGTAGATCGGCCTGCCGTCCTGGTCGTACTTGAGGATCGGTGCGGCGGCTGTCAGAAACGTCTCACCGCTGTCCATGCTCAGCGCCGCCCGCAGTGCCGCCTCCTCGTCTGCGGCGGTCCACGCTTGCTCGGTGGAGCGGGAGAGCACGGCCATCGCACTCGACCACGCCTCATCGGGGGTCGGGCTGTCGGCCAGGGTGACCGCGACGTACTCAGCGACTTCGGGCGGGAGCCGCCGCGACAGTGCGACGGCCCCCATGTGCTGTGTCCATGCGTCGGCATAGAACGCGCCGCTGACGTAGCGCCGCGCGGTGAGCGTTTCTGCGAGCACGTCGTCCAGGAACTTGCCCATCTGGCTCAGGAGCACCGCCTCGACGCGGGCTTCCAGATGGGCCTGCTGGGCGAGGGCCTTCGCCGGGGAGTTCAGGTCAGCCAGCATCGCGGGCATCCTCCATCTCGCGCACCGGCAGGCCGAGCCGCGATGCGAAGCGGTATTCCAGCCCGCCCTCGCCGTGGAGGGTGTGCGGGGTGCCGGTCAGGACGAGGTCGTGGACGTACTCGTCCAGCATCGAGGTCACCTGCAAGCCGGTCACGTCACAGCACGTGCCGTGAAGGTCGAGCAGGGCAGGCACCACGTCCCACGCGCCCCGCAGGGCACGCTCGGTCTGTTCGTCGCTGGCCTGCCAGATGGTGTGGATGACGTGGAGCGGCCTGCCCTGCGCCATCTGGTAGCGCTGGCGGCTGGCCCGGGTGATGAACTGCCCCACCCGTTCCAGCGCCTTGACGCACAGCACGTCGCAGACGGCCACGAGCGTCACGGTCTGCTGGTCGGGCAGGAGCGAGTATGCCCCGCAACATGGGCACGGCGATGGAATGTTCATGTCACACCGGCAGGAGGGCGCGTGCGCTTGCGGCGATGTCCAGGTCGGGGCGCTCTATGCGCCGGGGCGGACCCCCCTCGGTGTCTGCGTCGTCGTCGGCGTCGGGGTCGGGTTGCTCATCGGCTTCGGCGTCGTCGTCGGCCTGCGGCTGTTCTAGGCCCGGGGGCACCGGCTCGGGTTCTTCGACGGGGATCGCCGCCCCGGAGAGCAGGGCTTCCATCTGCTTGACGATCACGTCCAGGCCGGGGTCGGTCATCAGCGAGGGATGCTGGCGCACCATGTCCAGCGACACGCGCCGGGCCTCGCTCATCAGGCTCTCCTGCGGGGCGTCGTCCTCGCTGTAGCCGTATGCGTCGCGCAGGGCCTTGTCGTTGATCGCGCCTGCCTCGTGGGCGACCTTGGCGTCCTCGCCCTTGTTCGGCGCGATGATCAGATGATCCACGCTGAACCAGACGACGGTGTTCTCGATGTCCTCCTCGTTGCGATTCATCTGGCGCATCACCGGGCGGAGGTACTGCGTTGTGAAGGCGTCGGCCACGAGGGCGAGCGGCGGTTCCAGGTGGGTGTGGACCACGTCCTCCTTGACGATCCACGCGCCCCAGTGATTCATCGAGCCGACGCCGAGCAGGAGTTCGGGGGGCGCATCGGCACCGAGCGCGAACCGGCGAATGCTCTCGTCGCGCATGTCCTTCGCCTGGCTGTCCAGCATCCGGTCGCCCTGATCCAGATACCGGAAGATCGCCGCAGACTCGTCAGGGACCGTCCACACCAGCGGCACGTAGGCGGATGCGTTGGCCCGGTCGCTGATCGGCGTCATCATCGCCTTGATCAGCGCGTCGGTGAATGGGTCGTCGGGGCCGTCCTCGGGTAGCCCTGCGGCGCGGCGCGCGGCACGGGCGGCACTGTCGGGGGCGATGATGATGCCTGCGCCCGCCAGGCGAGAGTCGATCTGGGCGCTGATGTGCATTGTCAGCCCGACCAGTTCGCGGAGCACGGGCAGGCTGGAACGGGTGGGGCTGTCGGCCTCCCACGAGCGGCGCGGGTGCGGGTTCCACACCCGAATCGGATACAGGTCGTCGGCGCGTGCGCGGACCTCCTGGTCTTTGCCCACCCCGAGCGACAGGATCATGTCGTCGCTCTCGAACTTGACTTCGCTCACGCTGAGCATCCGCCACACCAGGTCGTCCAGGATCACGACGCCATCGCCGCGCGCCGGGGGCGGTGCGCCCTCCTGCCGGTTCTCGGGCATCAGCGCCTTCGGGATGCCCACCAGCCAGCCGTCGCCGGGGACGTACAGGTTGATCAGGAGCCTGCGCACCAACTGCGACAGGCCGCTCGGCCCATCGCCGATGGCTTCGAGCGCGTCGATCAACTCCTGATCCTCGGTCGGCACGGGCGGGTCGGTCGGGTCGTCGCTGAGCGTGCCCACGTAGAAGCGCGCCTTTGCGCCGGTGGCCGCGATGACCGTCGCGAGGAAGCGGAGTTCGCCCACGAGGTCGTACATCTCCCAGGCGTCCTCTTGCCACTGCTCCGCACTGCCGGTGCGATGCGTGCGGCTGGCGAGGAGCGATGCGCCGGTGAGCCGGGTTGCGGCGGCGAGCAGGCTGTTCATGGGGGCGGGGCGCGTCGTGGGGATGCCCGGCTCAGCGACCTTGGGCGTGATCGCGCCCGCATCGGGCAGGTCGGCGGGGGTTGGCCCCCCGGGCACGGGGACGTATGTGCGGGGAGTGGTCATGGGGTCATTGTCCCACCCGCGTCAATAGGATGCTGGTGACCGGGCCGCGAGCGAGTTGACACCTGGCACCCGCCACGGCACGCGGCCCGGTCACTCGCTAGTCGTCCTCGGTGCGCTCGCTCTTGCGGGCGGGCCTGCCGTTCGGGCCGACTGTGCCCTCGGGCCAATCGTTGTCGGCGTTGGTGAACGAAGTGCCGTCCTCGTGAGCGCCGATGGGCCTGACTTCCCGGTCGTTGGTTTCCGGCTGGTCTTTCTTCGTGTGCGTCATCCCTCGATGATCCGCCAGACATCGTGCGCGGGCAAGAGTTCGGCGTTGTGGTCGAGGGTCGTCACGCGGAAGTGCGGGTGGTCGAGGCGCGCGTCCAAGAACACCGTCACGTCCACGACGCCTTGCGGCTCGACGTAGCCTGCGCGCCGGTGAATCTGCGTCCGGTAGTGCGGCACGATGCGCGCCTCGACGGTGCCCGGCACGGGTACACCGTCCGTCTCGTGCAGGGTGACGATGCCGTCGTCGTCCTCGACTTCGACCTCGACCCGGATGCGCCGGACGCGGGCCATCAGTCCAGCCTCGACCCGATGTGCCCGACGACGTAGTTGAGCGAGAACACCACCGCCACAGCCCGCCACACGGGGGCGAGCGCTGGCACCGCCCGCGTTATGGTCAGGCTGAGCAGAACCAGCGCCCCCAGCCAGAATCCCACACAGAAGGGGCAATCCAAACCCTTGACGAGTTTCCCCTGCCAGGTGAGCGGGTCGTCACCCAGGCTCATCTCGCTCAGGGGAGGCATCGGGTCGCGCTTGTACGGGTCGCGCTGTGCCCCGGCGCGCACCATCGCGTCACGCTCGGCTCGCAGTGCCCATTGCTCGGCGGGCTTGCGGAACCACCAGAAGCCGACCCAATCTGTTGTGACGACGCGCGACAGCCTGAGCGTAAAGATCAGCGCGAGCAGGTTATCCACAGACTTATGCACAGGTAGTCAACCTCCGGGTGAGCGGCGGATGCCGGTGCGGCTCGCCGTGTAGCGGTTGGCGATGGCGGGTGCGTTCCGCTCGCCGGGGACAGTAATCGTGACGCCGCCGCTTTCGCGCAGTTCGGTGAGGGCCTGCGTCATGGCGTCCACTTGGTCATCGTGCGCGCCCGTAGGGAACGAGCGGCATTCCGCGATGAAGTCGAGCACCCACGGCGACTCCACTGGATGCGGCAGGTAGACGTTCCCGCTCTCAATCTCGGGCGTCACACTGCGGGCGCGGGCCTCTTTGCTGACGCCGGGGTTGATCGCCTTGATGCCGCTGATTTCGTCGTGGAGGGTGTCGATGATCGCAGGCCCGTTGGCCTTGTCCTCCACAAGCCGCTGATGCACCTTGTTCCCGTAGTCGCCGCCCCCGACCCACGCCTTCATCTGGGCGATGGTGCCGGTGAACGTCCACCTGCCACGCCGCTGTGCGATGAGGTAGCGGTTCGCGCCGAGGCGCATCCACCGCTGGCCCACCACGAAGTCGCTGTCGTCGGTCGCCTTGAAGGCCATGTCCCACGAGTCGAGCCAGCGCGTGCCGACCGCGCTTGCCGGGTCGAGGTATCGCACCTTGCCGTCCTCCGTGGCGAGGGCGGGGTTCGTCGTCCAGAACCGGAACGCGGCGATGTCGAATACGGCTCCCTCGGCGGGGGCGGGCCGCTGTTGGAACAGCGCCGACCACGAGTACATGCCGACCGACCGCTTGACGCCCGCCCACCGGACAAGCGCCTGCTCGGGTGTCTCGTCGCGGAGCAGGGGACTCAGGAGCGGGTCGCCCACACTGCGGCCCAGCACGTCGTCCTCCTCAGCGAGTGCCGGGAACGAGATGACTTCCCAGTCGTCGGGGTCGCCGTCGTACTCCTTGCTGAGAAGCCGCCCGATGAAGTCGTCCTCGTGCCAGCGGGTGCCGATGGCCACGACCAGCGACGGCGGCTCAAGCCGTGTCTCGGCGTTCGCCAGCCACCACTCCCAGATCGCCTTCCGGCTCGCCTCGCTGTGCGCGCTCGCGAAGTCCTTGACCACGTCGTCCAGGAGCATGACGTTGAAGCCGCGCCCCGTGATCGACTGCCCCGGCGCACTGCGGCTGGTCACGCCGCCGCGATCTGTCGTCTGCCACTCGCCCACGGCCCCGGCATCCGGCGCGATTGCCAGGCCGAGCCGGTCGCCGTGCTGTTCGACCAGGCCGCGCACCGCCCGGCCCCAGCCTGTGGCGAGGGTCGGGTCGTGGCTGATGAGGCCGATCTTCCACTTCGGGTTCTGCCGCAGGAGCCAGACCGGCAGGTAGACGGAGGTCAGTTGGCTCTTGCCACTGCGGGGCGGCATCGACACCACGAGCCTGCGCGTGATGCCGCGCTTCACGTCGGCGGTGGCGGCGGCGAGCCGGTCGCTCAGGTAGGTCAGGTGATCGCGCAGGACGTAGCCGCTGTCCAGTTCCACAGCCTGCGCGGCGGGGCTGGGCGGCAGGGTGCCGGTGGCCGCGCCGCCCAGCGAGCCGAGCAGGGCTTGCACTACGGCGTCGGGCAGGGCCTCAACCACAGCGGCCAGGTCCGCGTCGTCCTTGTCGAGTAGGGCCTGGATCAGTGCCGCGTCGGGGGCCTCTGTCACAGCACGGACACCAGTTCGGCGGTCGGCTGGTTCGCGTCGAGCACGACGACCGCCGAGGCGTACTGCTGTGCATCGCGGAAGGCGTTGGCGGCACCCTTGGCCGCGCCCCTGCGCCAGCCGGGGGCCTGCGCACTGCCGCGCTCCTCACAGCGGGCGTCGAGCACAGCCTCGTCCGCGACAAGGAGCACGACGGTCAGTTCGGTGTTCTCACCGAGCGCCCGCAGGAACCCCGCATTGCCCAGCCGTTGCCCCTCGCCCACGATGAAGCCGAGCCACGGTTCCAGGTTCCGCGCCCACACCCGCGCGTCGGGGGCGACCGCCATGCTGAGGGCATCGGTGCCGGGGAACTGCTGGCGATGCTTGCCCAGGTAGACGCCGGTGACCTCGCCGGTGCGGTCGGCCAGGTAGTGCCCGATGAGCGTGCGGTGCAGGCGGGTCGGCTCGGGCAGGGCGGTCCAGGCGTTGGCTTGCAGGTACGCCTTGACGAAGGTGCTCTTGCCCACCCCGGGTGCGCCGAGCACGTAGAGCGCGGCGGTCATTGCTCGTACTGCTCCTTGTTGAACTCGCTCCACGTCTTGCTCGGCAGGCGGGCGGCACCGGCCTTCGGGCGGGTGTGGCCGTTCAGCACCTTCTCGCCCTCCATCTCCCAGGCCGGGTCGCCCATCTTGTCCTCGCGCTCGGTGCGCTTCACGCGGGCCAGGGCTGTCTCCTCGGCGAAGGTGTGGCAGTCCTTGAGTCCCTTGAGCGCGTAGTAGACCACGCTGATGCGATACGCCTCGGCGCTCTGCTTCGACATCGGCGTGACGCCATGCACCAGCCGACGCCCGAAGAACGCCACGGTGAACATGTCCCGGCAGGGCACCACGATGTCGTACTCGGGAATGTGCAGATGGCCCCCGCGCACCCCGCGCCGGATGACCGGCATGACGGACCACGCATCGAAGTTGTTCCCGTCGCGGTGGTACGGCAGGCTCGACTCCTTGTTGATCACGCCGCTTGTCCAGAGGGATGACTTCGAGAGCCGCCAGTCCGGGAGCACCTGTTCGATCACGTCGCGCCCGGCAACCTCAATCTCGGGGAAGGCGTAGCCGAGTTGCACCGCGAGCACTTCGCTGTAGTGCGCCAGGAAGGATGCCTCGTCCGGGTAGTCGCGGTTGAACGCGGTGAGCACGCACGCCTCCTGGCGCATCATCGGCTTGCGCGGTCGGTAGCCGAAGGTGACGCTCACGTTGCGGTTGCCCGTTGCCGCCCGATAGGTGCCCCCGCCCGTGGTGCCCCCGAGTGCGGGCTGGCTTGCCAGCACAGCGGCGCGCAGGGCGTCCGGCTCCGGGCAGGGGAACAGGCCGAGCACGGGTTCGCCGGTGTCGGCGTCCGTCCAGAGGCCCCCGTTGTTCAGGGCGGCGGTGGGGTGCATCGTGCCCACCTTCTTGCCGGTCAGGGCGGATGCCGCATCGCTGTCCATCACGCGCCGCAGGGTGTGGCGAGGAAGGGCGTCCAGCACTGCTAAGTCGCGTTCGGAAAACAGGCTCATTTCGGCGGTCATGCTAACCCTCGTTTGCTTCGGCGTCGGGCATCAGGTCGATCAGGTGAGCCAGGATCGCCTCGGCATTCGACTCGGTGCCGGTGCGCTCCCGGAGCACCTTGAGCCGGGCGGTGACGGCGGGGTAGTCGTCCTTGTCATAGTCGAGCACGATGAGCCTGCGCCCCTGCTCGTCGTACCTGTCGCTGTAGTCGCTGATCGTGGTGGTGTCGTTGGTGTTGTCCTTCGGGTCGTGCTCACCCAGCCGGTCCATCAGGTCGTCAATGTCGTTGATGTCGAAGCCGATGCCGGTCAGGCCCGCGTCGCTGGAAGCGAGGGTGTCCAGGAGGGTGAGCAACTGCGCATCCTCCCATCCGCCCAACTGCCCGGTGCGGTTCAGGGCGATGAGCGCGCCCCGGGCTTCCGCGTCGTTGCGGGATGCCCAGCCCCCTACGACCGGCACCATCCACTCGCCGCGCTCGCCGATCTGCACGCCTTCGGGCGGGGCCTCGCCGCGTGCCTTGGCGTCAGTCAGGGTCTTGGTTCTGCCGTGCCCGCTGATGATGTAGCCGGTGCGCTCATCGAGGACGATGGGTTCCACGTAGCCGAACCGCCCGATGCTCTCCCCGATGGTGTCGATGGCGTGCGCCTTCGGGTTCGCCGGGTCCGGTTGCAGTTGGGCCAGCGGGTAGTACGTCAGGGTGCGGTCGGTCACTGGCCTGTCTCCTTGAGAGTCATGAGTCGTTCGATGAGGAGGGTCCGGGCCAGGTCGGCGTCGGGGCCTCCCTGCTTCACCACGCCTGCGCGGTCGAGGATGCTGTTGGCCGCGCGCTGACGGTCGGCGCTGAACGGTGCGGTTGCCATCTCGCGGGCAAGCGTGGCGATGGCCGGGGCGATGAGTTCCAGGAGGCGAATCTGTGCGGCGCGCTTCACCTGCGGGGCGGCTCCGCCGTGCATCCGGCACACTGTCGCGCCGTCGATGGGTGCGTTGCGGCATCCCCGGCCACTGCGCGTGCGGGCAGTGCAGGTCCGTGCCAGGGGTGCCCGGGCGCGTGCATGGGTGCGCTCTTGCATGGGGTGCCGCGCGTCATCCAGGATGATCACATTGCTAACCGGGGTTAGCGGCGGTGCCGGGCCGTCGTCGCTCATGGTGACCTCCTCGCTGTCCATGATCCACCTAGCGGTCGAAGTTGTAACGGTGCGGCTGTGCGGTGGTGCAGACGCTCTCGATGATTGCGGCCTCCATCGGGCGCTCCGGGTTCGGTGTCGCCTCGCAGGCCAGGTCCACCAGCCACGGCGGGAGCATGATGCCGTTCCAGGTGTACGACACGATGGGGCCGGGGTGCTCGGCGGTGAGCACGGCTTCGGGCAGGCGACAGACGCTCACGGCAGGCCGGTCGGCAGGCCCAGGTCAGCCGCGTTCACGTCGGCGGGGTTGGCAGGCTCGACGGCGGGCCGGTGCCGATGGAACCCTGCGGCGATGATCGCCTGCACCATGTCCTCGACGCACGTGCAGTAGCCGGGGTAGCGGTCGGGGTTCTCGCACCGCCAGGAGTGCGGGCTTGCGCCCCCGGTGTCCAGTCCTTGCTCGCGAAGCACCTGCCGCAGTGCGTCGGCGTCCTTCTGGCCCTCTGCGGCCTCCACGGATTCGCGCGCCAGCCGTGCCGCGAAGTGCTCGCCGTCGTGGCCGACCGGCTTCACGAAGTCGAGCGAGGGCAGGTCTTGCCGCTTGCCGCGTGCCAGGGCGATGCGTGCTCGCTCGGCGTTGTCATCGGCTTCCTTCTCGGTCGTGGTGCGCAGGTCGTCGGCGCGCACGCTGGTCGAGGGGTACACACCGTCCGGGTCGCCGGTCGTCGGGTGGAAGGTCGCGGCCACCTTGTCGTTGCTCATGCGGGCACTCCGTCCCAGATGTGGAACACCAGGCTCATCGGGTAGGCGACGGTGCCGATGAAGGGCACGTGCGCCAGGCCATCGGCGGGGTGTCCGGTGCCGCGCACGCTCAGGGGCCGGTCCTCGACTGGGGCCTTGGTGTCCACGAGCGCCCAGATGCACACGTCGGGATGCTGGAAGGCGGCGCTGATGATGCGCGCGCCTCGGGGCATCCTGAGCACGGGCTGATCCTCGATGGGGACAACGAACTTCCAGACGGCCATCTTCTTCACGCCAGTGCCTCCGGGTGCTCGCTGGCCCACTCTGGATGCTTCGCGGCGATGTGCGCCTGCACATCATCGAAGTGCCGGTGGCAGTCCTTGACCGGGCAGACGCCGTTGGCGATGCGGTTGCGCAGGCGGGTGATCCAGCCCCGGTAGGCCGCGTTCGACCGCTCGGCGGCGTCGCGCTGATCGCGGGCGGCGGTGGCGGTGGCGCGGGCGATGCGCAGGCTGTGCTCCGTCTGCTTGATCTGCGCCCTGAGCCGGTCGGCCTCGGTTTCCTTCCAGACGAAGGTGTGGCCGAGCGGGCAGTAGACCGCGACACCATTGTTGTGCGCCTCGCGGTACAGGCTGGACGGTATCGCCAGGCGGATGCCGCACCAGCAGGACGTGACGGTGAGTTCGCCGGTGAAGGTGAGTGTGGTCATGACGGGATGCCTTTCGTGTCGGCCTGCTGTTCGCGGAGGATGCGGGTGCGCGCGGCGCGCAGGTGGCGGTCGCCGCGAGCACGGGCCTGCGAGTACGTGGGGTAGTTGGCGCTCAGGATGCCCTCGCGCCCGCAGGAGCAGAACCAGCGAGCACCGCCCGGTTCCTGGTGGACGGTCAGGCGGTGCTCGATGCGTAGGCGCTCGTTGATCGCGCGGTGGTCGATCACCCGAAGGCCCCGACGAACCAGAGTGTGAAGGCCAGGATCAGGAAGCCGACAGCGGCGATGCCGGTCTTGACGTTCAGCGGGCGGGGCGAGTGCGCGGCGTAGAACACCACGGTCAGCGCGAGGGTGAACAGGAGGACGGCGATGATGGCAAGCGGCACGGTCATGGGTCAGCCTTTCGTAGCGGGGCGGCGAGCCGCCTTGAGAACGGCCACGTCACTCGTGCCTGCCTGCTCGGCAATCGCGGCCCAGGTGTTGCCTGCGGCGCGGGCCTTGCGCACGACCTCACCGAGATACTGGTTCTGATCGGCCAGGCGTTTGAGCAGATCATCGCGCTTGCGGTATGCCTGCGCGACCTCGGCTAGCGTGTCCGGTTCGGCGGTTCTCATGGTGTACTCATCCTAACCTAGATTAGCGTCCGGCGCCAGGACGGACGTGTGGGTGTAGCCCCCGGGGATGAGGGGCACTTCGACGCGCTCGGGCGGCTCGCCGGAGAGCCACATGACCTTGACGCCGTAGGACTCGCCCCGATGGACGCGGCCCCGGCCTTCGGCCTCGTCGTGCCCGGCTGGCTCCGCGCACGTCACGGTGATCGAGCCGTGGTTCTGCACCCGGCCACAGCGCTGTACCGGCACGATGGCGCGCAGGTTCCAGATGCACCCGCTGGCAACGTCCCATCCGGCGTACCAGAAGTTCGTGAAGTCGAACCGGGACTCGTGGCGGTAAGGCGTGATGATGATGCCGTCGTAGTCGGCCTGCACCTTGCGCCAGTCGATGCCGTTGATCTGGACGCCCTCGTACAGCGCGCCCTTGTACTTCTCACCGAACGCCTTGAACTCCTGCTCGGTGGTAATGATGAGCACGTTGCCCTCGGGCGTCAGCGCGAACTCCGTGGCGTAGGCGAGGCCCCCTAGGTTCCACTCCTCCCCCTCGCACCACTCGCGCCAGCCGAACTCGTCCTCGTCGCTGAGCCACAGGCCGCGCGGCTTGCCCACCATCGACGCAATCTCGTGGTCGTGGTACTCGTACTCGGGATCGAATACCAGCGGTTCTGATGTGTACTTGACGAGCCTCACGCGGTCGCCTCCTTGCCGGGCAGGTACAGGCCCTGCGGGTTGATGTCGGTGGTCATGCCGAGAATGTCTATCGGGACGAGAGCGCGCAGGGCTTCGGTGGCGTGCATCGCCGCGAACACTTCGCCCGCAGGCCAGCCCTCGACCGGCAGGTGCGCCACCTGCCCCCAGCCCCGGTAGTCGAACGGGGCACCGATGGAGAACAGGAAGCGCCGCGCCTTGGCGCTGAGGGTGCCGGGCAGGTGGATCGTCTCGCCGCCGTGGTGCGTGGGCGGGTTGCCGGTCATGAAGAAGCCTGCGCCGTGCGGCTTGTGGATGCCGTCGCGGAGGGAACCCTGCCAGACGCCGGGCACGCTCGGCACGTAGGACCACAGCGTGGCGTCGATGACGTAGGCGTCCTTGTCGTAGGGGTCACCGACGACGGCCCAGGAGTGCTGGCTGGACACGCCTTTCGCCCAGCCGCGTGCCACGCGCGCACCGGGCCAGAGGCCGCTCTGCACGATGGCGAGGCTGACGGCGTGGCAGTTGTGCCACACGTTCTTGGGGTCGCGCCCGAGCGCTTCACTCAGGTTGCGCACGTCCTCCGGGATGGTGATGTGATCAGGCGTCGTCAAGGGGAATCTCCTCTGCGTAGTCCTCGATGAATGTGGGGTCTACGACCCACTCGTCCTCGCCCCGGCTTTCGTGGAAGCGGGCCAGGATCAGGTCGCGGGGCACTTCGGCCTTCCACAGCGAATGCGTGCCGCCGACGTGGCCGCTGAACCGCTTGGCGAACCAGCGGGCGCGGTCGATGTCCGCTGTCCAGGACATGCCGAACTCGTGCCCTTCCGCCGCGCCCCGGTAGAGGGTGAGCGTGTCGGGCAGTTCGGCGCGGGGCGTCACGACGCCTTCGTGCAGGTAGGCGTCGTCGTCGGCACCGGCGCACGCCATCTGCCACAGCATCAGCCACACATCGGCGTCGAGCGCACGGGCGGGCCACTCGGGCATCGTCCAGGCCCGCTCGATAGCGGCGGCGATGTCCTCCGGCTCGGTGAGGGTGCCGTGGGTGAACACGGCGTGGGCCAGGAGCGCCGGGTAGTCGGCGCGGCCTGCGCGTGAGAACACGTCGGTCGTCATGCTTGGCTCCTTGCCTCGGCTTCGTCAGCCGCGTAGTCGTAGTCGCGAGGGTCGTACTCGCTGTTGGTCAGGTCGTTGCTCTCGATGAAGGACACCAGGAGGTCGAAGCACTGCTCCTCCCACTCCTCGGCCTTGCTCTCGGCGTAGTCGCCGTAGGACGAGCGGATCATTGCGCAGGCGCGCTCCCACTGGTCGTGGAGCACTGCGGCCTCGCGCCGGGCGGCGGCGGTCAAGCGTTCACCCCCACGCCCGGGGCGATGGTCAGGACGGTTGCGCCTGCCGCCTTGAGGGCGACGGCCTTGCCGTTCTTGTAGACGGTGCAGGCGGTCGCGTCGTCAGCGAGGGCGATCTGGACAGCGTGCGAGTAGTCGGTGGCGATGTAGTAGCCGTAGCCGTCCTGGACGGTGAACTTTGCGGCGGTGGAAGCGGCCATGAGGTGCCTTTCGATGCGGTTTGGCTTGTACTAATAGTTTAGCATCCGCACGACGAAACACCTAATCCGGGTTAGGCTATTATTCCCGCTTCCCGCAGGGCCTCAACCAGTTCGCTCTCGGCCCGATGCCACTCGGTCAGCGTCAGCCCGTGCGGCGGCGGCTCCACGATGCGCTTGAGCACACCGCCCTCGTTCACGTACCGGACGCCGGTGGCCCCGCACTCCCATGCGCAGTGCGGCGTCAGTGCTTGGCCCGCCATGCCGCCGTGGTGATGTACGTCGGTCGAGCCTTCGACCACATGAATCGCGCGGCTTGTGATCAGGTAGTCGCGGGCGGCAAGGAGGATGCGCGATGCCTCCCCAGCCCCAACCGGCAGGGCGGGTCCGTCAGGAGGGGTGTCGGGCATGGGGTGTCTCCTTCGATCAGGCTGTGCCACGTCGGCGTGGCGGTGGGCGTGGGGTGCCGGTCGAACGGGAACCCCTCGGTGTTGTGAACCCAGGCGTCCAGGGCCGCGTCGATCCAGTGCGCGCGCCACGGGCCGACCGTCCACGGCAACTCGGTGCAGGCGGCGCACAGCGCCTGCCAGCCGTCGTAAACCGCTACGCCGGGGCGCATGGCTCGGGAAGGCACCACCGTGCCGCGCTGGGGCGGGTTGCGCCAGTGCGGCAGGATCGTGTCGAAGTAGTCGTCGGTCATGGTTGCCTCCGCGCCCAGCGTGCCAGCCAGATGCACAGCCCCGCCAGGGCCGCGAGCGCGAGCACGACAAGGAAGATGGAGCCGGGTTCGATGCTCAGAAGTCCATCTCCGTCCACGTCAGGTCGGCGGGCCGGGGCGGCGGCGGGGGGCGTAGCGCTTCCTGCGCCTCGGGGGTGCGCCGCACCACGGCAAGGATCGCCTCGGCTCGGGAGCGGCGCTCGCTGGACTCGGCGGGGTTGTCGCGGATGGCTGTCAGCCGCGCGACGAGTTCGCGCCACTGCTTCGGGGTGTGGCGAGGGGCGGTCACGATGGCGCTCATTCGTGCCGGGCCGCAGGCGCGCGGGTGTCGTGCCACGCCAGGTTGATCTTCGTCCAGGCGCGCCGGAGCACGTCGCGCTCGGTGCGCGCATCCCGGTCGCCTTCCTCCACGTTGTCATCCAGGAGCAGATCGCGTCCGGCGACAGCACCGGCAAGCGCCTCGTACTGCGGCTGGGTGAGGACGATGGTGATGCGGCGGGCGGTCACGGTGCTACCTCGTTCGCGGCGCGCAGTTCATCGAGCATGGAGCGCTTCTCCTGCTCGATCTTCACCGGGTCGATCTGGAAGTACTGGTACAGCCAGGAGTTGATCGAGCGGGACACCGGGAAGTAGCCGCGCCCCTCGTCGCCTGCGTTCTGCCACTCGCAGATCGTGTAGCGGTTGTCGTTCAGCCATTCGATGAACGCGCCGATGTGCTGGTTGGCACCGCCGAGGGCGGTGATCTTGTCGTGCTCGGGGTAGTCAGTCATGGCGTTGCTTTCGTTGGGGAGTGGGCCGCGCCGCCCTCGCAAACGACGCGGCCCACGGTTCACAGGGGCAGGGGGATGCGGAGCGGCTTGCCCTTGGAGTCGCGGGTGTGCAGGGCCTTGACCTTCTGCTTGTCGCGCCAGGCATTCCACGCCTGGAAGATGAGGCCGACACTCTCGCCGGGCCTGCGCAGTTGCCCCAGTTCGCGCATCTGCCGGATCGTGAACAGGAGCACGGCGCGCGGGTCGTCGCCGCCCTCTGTCGCGTAGCCCGCCAGTGACTCCCAGAAGATGTCCGCGTCGTGCGCGTCCAGGTCGTACAGGACGGTGCGCGCCATTGCCTGCGGCCCGGGCGGGATGCCGATGCGCTGGTAGTCACGGGTGGCGTCGTGGACGGCATCGAGCAGGTCGGGCCTGCGCGTCACCGTATCGACAATCTCCTGGTGCGTGGCACGGTCGTCGGCGCGGGTGCCGCTCGTCATGTGCGTCAGCCGGTCGCTCTCCCACAGCACCATGAGCCGTGCGGCGGCGGCAAGGGCGTAGGGGTTGTTCCCGCCCATCCCCGCCATGCGCAGGGCGTCGCCGCCGTTGCGCACCGCGCCGGTGTCGATCACGACGCGGGTGTCAGGGTCCAGGTCGCGCACCACCAGCAGGCGTTGCGTCTTGCCGGACTGGATGATCGCCTGTAGCCGGTGCTGGCCGTCGAGTAGTTCGCCGTGCCTGCCGATCTTGATTGTCTCGCCCGTGACAAGCCAGCGGTCGGCCAGCATGTCCCGGGAGTAGGCGCTCACCACGCGGGCGCGCATGTTGCGGTTGGCCTCGTTCGATTCGAGCAACTGCTCGGCGTCGCCGGGGCTGACCGTCATCCACTCGACCCGGGGGTCGGTGCCGATGTCCTCCGCTGTGCTCAGTGTGAGATTCATAGCCTTCGTCATTCCTTTGCCTTTCGTGTGTCCGGCGTCTGTGCCCAGCGCTCGCCGTTGGCGGCGGCGAGTTGGCGGCGCTGTTCGCGCGCCTCCATCCAGGCTTCGATGCTGGCGGGTCGCCAGGTTGGCGTTCGTACAACCACCACGTCAGGCGGTGGCATGTCTGTAGGGACCGGGTGGCCGTCGCGCCGGTTCTTGTTCGCCTGCGTGTGATAGGCGCGCACCGAGCCGGGGGCCAACCCAGTCATGCCCGCCACATCATCCAGCGTCAGTAGGCCCGCGTCAGCGGCAAGGCCCGGTTTCTGCGGCATGGTTCCTCCTTCGGTTATCCCTCTACCCCAAGCACCCGCGCCGGGGTGGCGCGGGTGCCGGGGGTTGCGAGGGGTGTCATGCGGTTGCGTCGGCGTCGGCGGGAGCCTCAGCGGGGGCGTCGGTGTGATCGAGCACCCAGGCCGCGACCCTCTCCTTGACGTTGCGGTTCGCCTCCACGATTGCGCGCACGTCCTCGACGGCGGCGAGGTAGCCCTGCTGGTGCGCTGTCTTGCGTGCGGCGCGCGGGGTGCGCGTCCGGCCTGCACCGGCGTCACGGATGATGCGGCCCACGCGGATGAGGCCCGCCGTGTCAGCGAGCACCTTGCGGGGGATGCCCGCCTGCGCGCCCTTGACGATGGCGGCGTCACGGGTCGCGTGATCCGGCGCGTCAGCAATCTCAGCCAGGATGGCCGCGTGCTCGGCGCTGGTTTCGACCGCGTGATCTGCGACAACCTGCTCGGCGGCGGCAATGACTGCGCTGGCGTGAGCCAGGGCCTCATCGACTTCCTTCGCCTGCTCGGCGGTCAGTTCGACGGCGGCTTCCTCGTCCTTGGCGAACTCGATGCTCATGTCGCTGACGCCTGCGGCCTCGGCCTGGCAGAACTCGCAGAAGTCCAGTGCCGTGACAGCGAGGGCGTCCAACTGCGTGCCCGTGTTGACGAGAGTGTTGTGCTCGTCGCAGAGCGTGACCCACTTGCCACCCTCCGGGTCCACGCCAAGTTCTACGGCGCGGCCAACGGTGAGCGAGTGAGCGGCACCCTTGGGGGTGCGGGTGTAGGGGAATGTGATCCCAGCCATGATGTGCCTTTCGTTTATGAGTGCGGTTTGGCTTACACCTAAAGTCTAGCATCGGTGCCGACTGACTTCCTAATCCCGGTTCGGCCCGCAGGGAAAGAAGGGGGCGTCGCGCTAAATCGCCAAACCGAGCGCGACGCCCAGGGTCACTTACTACGAAAGGCGAGTGACCCCACCAGTGTATCTCCCTCGACGCACTGGTTGCCTAGAACGGGGTGTCGTCCCCGTACAGCCCCGGCGTTGACCACGCCTGCTCCTGCGGTGCCGCCGCAGGGGCCGCAGAGCCGGGGGTTGCCCACGGGTCAGCCGCCACGCGCCGGTCGCCGCCCGGGGCGGTGCGGGTGATCTGCGCCGTCGCGTACTTGAGACTCGCGCCGATGTCCTCGACTTCGAGTTCTATCGCGGTGCGCTTCTCGCCCTCCCGTGTCTCGTAGGACCGTTGCTTGAGCGTGCCGGTGCAGACCACGCGACTGCCCTTCGTCAGCGAGCCGGTGACGTGCTCCGCGAGGTCGCGCCAGGCCGAGCACCGCATGAACAGCGCGTCGCCGTCCTTCCACTCGTTCGCCTGGCGGTCGAAGAACCGGGGGGTGCTGGCGACGGTGAAGCCTGCCACAGCGATGCCGGTCTGTGTGTACCGCAGTTCGGGGTCGGCGGTGAGGTTGCCGACGACGGTGATGAGCGTTTCCCCGGCCATCAGCCGCGCCCGTTGTCGCGCTGGACACTGCCCGGCGTTGCGATCTTCTCGGTGGGCGGGTCGAACGGCGGGTGCTCCTCGACCCGGCGCTCCGACTCCTCGCGGTATGCGGCGAGCGGGTCCGAGCCGTCCAGAATCCACTGCGCCACGTCGATCAGGTCTTGCGTGCCGAACCGCTTCGGCATGATCGCGTTGTGCGACACGAACGCCTGGCCGTTGTCGGTGAGGGCCGCGCGGGAGATTGCCAGCGCCTCCGCTCGCGCTCGCTGTTCGTCGGTCAGGGCGGTGCTGGGACTGTCGTCCGTCATGGGATTCCTCTCGTTCATGCCCGTACCCACACTGCGACGATGGCCGCGTGGGACTTGGGGCGGGGTGACTTGACGTAGATGTCGGTGGGGATCAGGAGGCCGGTCTTGCGCATGGCCGTCATTACCGCGCCGACAGCGTTCGAGCGGGGAGCCATGCCCACCGCCTCGATCACGTCGGTGCTGGTCAGCCGGTAGCCCTGCGGCAGTGCGCCGACCCAGGAATAGACGGCCTCGCGCCACTCGTCGCTGGCATCCAGCACCCGGGCGGTGCCCTCGTCCTTGAGGCGTTCCCCCTCGGCGCGGCCTGCGGTGCGCCGCAGTTCGTCCTCGGTGCGCTTGCAGGTACACAACATGCAACCGTCCGTGTAGTGCGCGGCGGTGTCGTGCGGGCAGTCGGGGCAGGTCATTCGATGCGCCCCAGCCCCAGCCCCGCGAGCACGGCGCGCTCGATCAGGTTCCACTCCTCCTCGCTGAACCAGACGGTGACGCCCTTGATTCGCACGGGGATGCCGTTCTGCTCGAACCGCCTGCCGTTGCTCCTGATGAGGATGCGCGTGATGGAGCCGTCGCGGTGCTTCTGCACCCGCAGGCGCGGCGCGCTGTCGGGGTGCGCCTTCCAGATCGCGTCACGTTCCCGCACTTCGCCCTCGAAGTGTTCCAGCACCGGCTCACCGTCCATCGGGGCCTCCGTCCTCGTAGATCGCGTTCTGGATGATGGCGATGGCGGCGGTCACCGTCTGCTTCCACTCCGGGGTGTCCGGGATGCTGTCGCCGTGGTTGTGCCAGATGTGCGCGGCGATGTCCTCGGCGTCGCTGGTGTAGGGCAGGTTGGTGTTCCAGTCCTCCTCGCGGGCGAAGCCGATGCCGATGGTGAAGAACTTGGGGAAGCCGACGACGGCCTGCGTGTCGGTCAGCCGCACGCGGTAGGCCCAGTAGTTCTCATCGACCATCGGGCTGAACATCGTCGTGACGTTGTGCTCGCTGTCCGCGAGGATCGCCGTGGCGTTCTGCTGTGCCCGGCGTTCCAGGCCCAGTGTTGCGGGCGGGGTGCTCATACCTCGATCCCCCCTGCGATGCTGTCGGCCTCGTTCACCTGTTCTTCCAGGTGTTCCCGGCGACGCTCGTCCCACTCCTGCCACTCCTCGCTGTCGGTGTCCTCCGGCTCCTCCTCATCGAAGGCTTCCAGCGAGTGTGAATCCCACTCGTCCACTGCGGCCTGCGCGGTGTCCATCAGTTCTTCGAGTTGGCCGTTGCCGTTCTCCCAGGCTTCAAGCGCCTGCTCCCGCTCCTCAAGGAACTCGGTCAGTGCATCGCCGAGAGCGTCCCACTCGCTTTCCAGGTCGTCGTGGGATTCGATGCCCGCACTCACGGCGTCCTGCCACGCTTCCAGCGCTGACAGCGGCGCACTGCGCGCCGAGCGGGTCAGTTCGCTGGGGCGGAAGGGGTGGTTGACGCATCGGTAGATGGTGCTCCCGTGGTAGCCCGGCGATGCGCTGAGGTAGGGATCACCCTTCGGGATGACGTGCCCGCCCCTGCCGCAGATGTGCTCCTTGCGAGAGCGCTCGGTGCGCTTGACTCGCGCCATAGTTTTGCCTTTCGTTTGCGGTTTGGCTTACAAGTAAAGTCTAGTGCCTACAGTGCCGGGCACCTAATCGAAGTTAGGTGCCCGGCCCGGGGGGATCAGGCGTGCATCACGGCTTCGATGAGGTCACCGATCATGTCACCGGCACAGATACCGCCTTCGGTGAGGGCGTCGGTGAGGACGAGCAGGAACGTGGTGTCGTCCATGTCAGCGCCCGCCTCCTTGAACTGCGCGGCAAGTTCGCCGCCGACGATGTGGACGCACAGCGGGTGATGGCCGGTGACTTCGGCAATCAGTTCGAGCGACTGCGTGAACGCGGGTGAGTGGGTCATGGGATGCCTTTCGTGTGGCGGTGGTTTGGCTAGGGCTGAACTGCCCGACCCGCCCAATGTTTCACGTGAAACATCGAGCGAGCCGCGCGGGTCAGACCAGGGCCGCTTCCAGCGCCAGGTTCTTCGCGTCCGTCATGATGCGGTTCGGCTTGAGGATCGCCCGCTTGAAGCGAGTCTCGTTGTCCTGCGCGCGCCGGTAGTGCTCGGCGTACTCGCTGGATGCCTGCAAGAGTCCGTAGGCGGTGCCCTGGATGCCCTCGCCGGTGACGCCGTTGTAGACGCTCATCCACTCGCCGCGTGCGGCCTCGATGTTGGTGCGCACCCGGTCGCTCGTGATGCCCTTCGGCGGCTCCGGGATGAACCGGGTGATGAACTCCTGGACGCCCTGCGGGCTGACCTTGGTGTCCAGCATGTGCGCCGAGAACAGGTTCCACGCCTGCACCGACTCGCGCCAGCCGGACAGCGCCTCGCGGGCCTCCTCGATGCGGTCAGCGATGTTCTTGCTGTGGCGGAAGGTGAACTCGGTGCCTGCCTGCTGGGCGTCGATGTCAGCCATGCGCAGGGTGTTCGCGCAGACCACGCGGGTTGCCGTGGCCGACCCCTTGAACGCGCCCGAACCGTCGTGCGAGTTTTGGAGCAGGTAGTAGTGCATCGTGGCACCGTTGGGATCGCCGTTGACGAACAGCGGGTGGTCGAGCGCCAGCATGAGCCAGACGCGCTTGCCGCCCCGGAGGGTGCCGCCCGTTTCGTACTTGACATCGACGCCGCCGCCCTGGATGGCCTCACCGATGTCCCACATCTCGTCGTTGCTGACGGTGACGTAGGAGTCGCTGATGATGCCTAGGTGCTGGTGGTTGTCACTGCGCACGTTGCGCATCTCGCCGGGAATCTCGACGTACTTCACGTCGGGTTCGCCCTGCTCGTTGATGTAGATTTCGCGCCCGAACACGGGTTCGCTGATGGGTTCCCAGCCGTGGACGAGAGGCTGGGCCTCCTCGCGAGTGGGGTACTCATCGAGGACGACGCCGAGGCGGTGCCAGGGCATTTCCCGCACGGAGAACATGTTGTCCGTGCCGGTGATTTCGTGAGACAAGGTGTGCCTTTCAGTTGCGGTTTGGCTTACACCTAAAGTCTAGCATCCGGCTCACCCACCGTCCTAGAGCGGGTCAGCGTGGGTCCATGCGCTCGAAGATCGGGTCGTGAATTGGAGGCGGCGGCGGCACGACCGTGGCGGCGGGCCGCGCCGCCCACACCGGCTCCTCGGGCGGGTGTGCCGTGGGGAAGCCCTCGATGCGCGGGTCGCTCTCGTGGACGGCCAGCGCTTCGGCGGCGGCGAACGCACTGCGCTTGATCGTGGCCTCGTCTGCGCCTGCGGCACGGGCCGCATCGGCGGCGGCTTTCGCGGCCTTCGCCATCGCCTCGAAGTTGCTCGGCTTGTACTCCTTCGCCACGTTCAGAATCCTCCCACCTGCTTCTGACGCCACGGCGGCGGTGCCAGGGCCTTGTACTCCTGGATCAGCGCATCGGCCTGCTGAATGTTCATGTCCGACCACTCCCCTTCGAGTTCTGCGCTGACCCAGCCGCCGCGAGCCTCGTACAGATCGTGGAGATAGGCCAGTTGCTTGTCGGTTGCGCGCCCAGCGCGTTTGTCATGGGTTTCTTGTTCATGGGTTTCTATTTCAATGGGTTTCTTTATAGAGGGCCGATTATCGAACGTTTGGTTAGCCAACGGTGGAAAACCGAACGTAGGTGTTTCTTCGGCAAACGGGTCGGCCAGCATGTAGTCGGTGCCGCCGAGGCGACCGCCGCTGTCACGCCTGCGGTGCCGGGTGAGGTAGCCCGCCGTTTCGAGTTCCACGATGGCCCCGCGCAGAGCGGAGCGGCCTTCCGGCCCGGCCTCCATGAGAGATTCGATGGTGACCTCCCAGCCGGGGGTGTGGCTCATGAGTTCGGCGAGCAGGCCGCGCGCACGGCGGCTGATGCGGCTGTCCCGGACCCAGGCGTTGGGGATTGTTGTGGTGCGTTCAAACGGGAAGGTGGGCCGCTGGATCATTGTGGGGAGGGCCTTTCATGTCGAGAGCGGGAACGGCGAGACGGCCCAGCCCCTAACATGGAACCTGGCACGGCAAGCCGGTGACGCGGGTTACGTCACTTCAACTGCCACGCGCAGGGTCCAGGCGCTTAGACAACGCAACCCTACGCCGGAAGCCCCGACCCCCGCTTATGGCTGGGTGGGCCGGGGCTTCCGCCCTTCTCAGGGCGTCGCCTGGATGGGTTCGCACATCGTCAGCACTGTCTGCGCGTCCATGCCGAGGTCCGCGCCGAGCGTGACGGCGTTCGCCACGACGCGGTTGCGGGACTGCCGGATCGCGGTGATGTGCGACGCCGGTGCCAGCGCCTGCGCCTCGCGCACGATTTCCGTCAGGGATTCCCTGCGCACGCGGTCCTCCCACCTGTTCAGCGCGGCGGCGGGTTCCGTGTCCGGGTCCACCACCCGCCAGTTCGAGTTCTGGCGGGCCTTCTCCGCGACGAGCATGACGCCGTGCTCCCGCAGGTGCGCGGCGGCGTCGGGCATGTACTTCGCCGTGCCCACGCGGTCGATGAGGCCCTGGTACATGTCGGCTGAGAGCACGGGCTGGCCGTCGTGTTCGCCGATGATGGCAAGCATGGCGGCGGCGGTGTCGCTGATCTTGGTCACAGTTCGATTCCTTCGAGTGAGTCGGGCACCTTGATGCCCTGGATGCTGAGATTCAGGCCCTCTGCGGCCTGGGCGAGTGCCGCCTGGAACGCGACCCACTGGCCCGGCTCCGAACGGCGGTGCAGGCCGCGCACGTCGGCGGCGGTCGCGTTGATAGCCGCGATCAGGCGGCGGCATTCGACTGCCGCCCGGTCGATGCCGAGGTCGTCCATCGGCATGTCGGGGTCGCCCCCGTGCTCGCGGACGATCTTGTCGTGGCGGTTCTTGTCGTGGGTTTCCAGCGCCTTCCGTGCGGCCTCGGCAGTCTTGGGATCAGCCTTGATCGCCGCCTGCATCGCCTTGGTGTTGCTCGCGATGTCCACCGCCTTCGCGGGGCCGGTGCCGTCCTCCTCGGCCTGCGCGCGGATTGCCTCGCGCCGGTCCTCCTCGGGCACCGCCCAGCCAACCGGCTGTGCGCGGGTGCCTGCGGCGAACTCGTCCCACGTGATGCCCTTGCGGAACGCCTTGTAGTGCGCATCCCAGGTGGAACTCGTCACCCACCGGAATGAAGGGGGGTTCCCCCCCTGATTCGCGCTGGCCCAGGCCGCGACGTTCCGCATCGTGCGGAGGTAGTCCACCGAGTAGTCGATGCCGACTTCGTCGCGGATGAGGTCAGCGACGTTCTTGAGCGACGCCTCCACCGTGGGCGTCGTGTCGCCTGCCGGGTGCCGCCCCGCAGATCGAGGCGGGATGCCTCGGAGCAGGGATTCCGCGAGATAGAACTGGTTCTCGGCGACGAGCCGGGCCGCGTCCAGAATCTCGTTGTAGTTGTCCATGCGGTGTTCTCTCCGGCGAGGCCACCTGGAAGCCCTCGTAGGCTTGCATGGCAGGCGGTCTAGTCGCCTTGCGCCCGAGCCGTTCCCTGCGGGGGGCGGCTCGGTGCGTTTGACAGGCACACTAATGCACCGGGGCAATAACTCCTAGAGCGCTGTGCGCCGCTGTGCGGCGTCGGGCACCCCGGTTGGCCCTGCTACACCGGCCCGGCCATGCTGTGGCGCACAGCGCCGCCGTGTGCCCGCCTGCGTCCGATTCCGTGTTTAGGCGGCAAGCCTGCGGACGCGGTTCGCCGGGTCGTCGGTCAGTAGCACCAGCCCGTGCCAGGTGCGCACCGGCGTTTCGGCGGGGTCGGCCCACGATGCGACGATGAGGCCGAGATTGGTCGCCTCGGTGATGTGCGCGTGCGCCCAGCCATGACAGCCGGTGGTTCCACTGCCGCACAGACTGATCAGATTCGACAGGACGTTCTTGCCGCCGCGACTGCGCAGTTGCCGGTGGTGCAGGTTCAGGCCATCCGCGAAGTAGCGGGAGCACTTCGCACAGCGGTTCTCGTCGCGGTCGAGCACGTCGGCCCGCATCGCCGCTGGGATCGGCCCCTCACTCACGGAGCACCGCCCTCACCGGCTCGAACGCCACGCCCCACAGCCCGGGCCGCGCGCCCTTCGCCGCGTCCAGGTATGTACCCATCTGGAACTGCCGCGAAACACTCGCCCACGGGATGATCAGGTGCGCGTCCTCCGGGTCCGCCTGGAACTGGAACTCCATGCGGTTGCACTTGACGATGTTGTGGCTGGCCAGCCCCAGCGCCCGCGCCGTGGCGTGCGGGTCGAACGCCCACCACGACAGGCTGGTGCCGAGAACGGGGTGCCGGTGCGGGGTGACCACACCGGCCTCCTCGATCTGCCAGACGGAGTGCGCGCAGGTGCGGGTGAACCAGTCGGTCACGGTTGCTCGCCCAGCACCCAGGCGAGCGCTTCGGTCCAGCCCCATTCGACGCCGACCTCGGAGGCTCCGCTGTCCTCCCACTCATCCATCCAGACGCGCTTCTCGGCCAGCAGGTCGCGTATCTCCTGCTCCGACCTCATGGCTGATCGTCCTCGTGGCCCGGGATGCGGTCGGTGATGTACGGCGGCACGATGCCGCCCGTGTCGCTGTGCTCACACTCGGGGCACTCGCACGGCACGATGGCGTCGTGCTCGTCCACGGTGAACTCCGCGCAGGAGCGGTGCTTCCCGGCGTGACACTCGGGGCAGAGCAGGGGCGCGCTCACTTCACCGCACTCCGGTTCCACCCGGCCTGAATCTGATTCCATGCTCGCTCCAAGGAGTTTCGTTCCTGCTTCGTGCCGGGGCGGTCGAGTTTGTCGAGCCGCTTCCGAATCGTCTGCGATAGGGCGCGGTACTGCGGTCCTGAGAGCCGGATCGTGAACTCTCGTTCGCTCATCGTCACGTCAGTACTCACCCCTGCCTGCGGCACCGTACATCGACATCACGAGTTTGCCCACCGTCTGGTAGGCCGACAAGGTCAGTTCAGCGGCCTTCGCCTTCCGCTCGGCGTACTTGAACGCGACCTCCGCGATGTCGAGCGCTTCCTTCTCGCCCTGGCACGCGAGCACCGCCAGGAACTTCCGCTCCTGCACCGGCCCGGTGGCGCGCATGTACGCCGACGCCTCGGCCACGTCGTAGATGCGCTGTGCGTCGCGGTAGGCCGAGAGCCGCTGGCTGACCACATCGACGCCCACGGCGACGGTGTTCGCCGCCTCCCGAATCGCCTGCTCGACTTCGACCGGGTTCAGAACCTCGCTCACGGGGTGTCCTCGGGGCTTGCCGGGCCTCCTGCCGATGCGGCCTCCTGCGCGGCGACCTCGGCCTCATGCGCGGCGACTGCGGCGGCTTCGGCTTCCTCTGCCGTGGGCGGGAAGGACTTGCCGAGCGTGATGAGGTACTGGCCGAACTCCACGCTGTCAATCTCGCCGGTGTCCGGGTTCGGCACGCCGACGACGAGGGCCAGGTGCCCTGCGGCCTTGGCCTTGCGGAACATCGCGAGCGTCGCATCCTTCGTGGTCAGCGCCGCCAGGTCGTACAGCCCGGCAGGGAGCGGGTCGGCCTGCCGGGGAACCGGCGTGCCGCCGTTGGGCGCGGCCTGCCGGTTCGGGTCCGACCCGGCGCGTGCGCCCTCGCCGTCGTTGTCGTCGCCGCCCGGCGCTACGCCGGTGACGGCCAGGAGCGTGTAGCGGCGGGCGTAGGTGATGGACGAGCCGAGCGATTGCCAGTCCTGCCCGGCGCGGCCCACCGGCACCGATCCCGACAGCGATGTGTCGCTCGCGCCGTGCATCAGTTCCCACTTGAGGACGATGGCCCCGTTCTCGGCGGTGTCGATGGCTGTCGTCCAGGCCAGGCCGACGCGGGCCAGGCTCGGGAGCACCGCTTCGGACACATCGGTCAGGTCGGCGTAGTCGTAGGAGTAGCCGGTCTTGCCCTCCTTGCCGGGGATGCGGGCTGTCTGGCCCTTGGCGACGGTGGGCAGGGTTGCCTGGAACCCGGCGAGCGCATCGGCGAGGGTGTCGTACTTCTCGGGGGCAGGGTTGTCGGTCATGGAGTGCCTTTCGTGTTGTGCGGTTGTGGCGATGAACTCAGGTTAGTGCGGGGGTCATACATCGCGCGGCTTCACGTACAAGCCCTGCTTGGAGTACGGCTCGGCGTGGGTGTGCTTCTCGCGCAGGGCTTCGTAGCGCTCGATCAGTTGCCGGTCGCGGGCGAGTCGGCGCATCCCCTCCTCGTCCACGACGTGGCGAACCCCGTGCGTGGTGCTGACGGTAACCTGCGCGAATCCTGCGTCGATGCTGAGGTCCGGCCCGCCGACGTAGTGCGCCACGAGTGCGTCCCACGCCTTCTTCTTCGCGGCGGTGGCGACAGCCTCGGCGTCGCGGGCGGCGAGCAACTGCGCAACCAGCATCGCCTCCTCGGTGGGGAGGTCGCTTGCCGGGGGCATGTCGTCCAGGCCCAGCCGTGCCGCGTCAATCTCAGCGAGGGCGCGCACCGACAGGTCGTTCACGAGGTAGTCGATGTGCTCCTGGTCGCGGGGAATCCAGCACCACTGCGGCGGGCCGGTGGGGGAGAAGTGCCCTGTCTCCGGGTCCACCTTGCTCTCGTGCTGTTCCCAGACGAACAGCGTCACGGTGGCGTTCATCACGTACATCTGCCACTGCATCTGCGTGTAGTAGTTCGTCTTGTCGAACGCACTGCCGCGCGTGATGCGGAGCAGGTACTTCGCGCCGTCGAGCGGCCCCGGCGTCAGGTCATCCACGGTGGTCTTTATCTCGGCCAGCGCCGCGTCGCCGGTGCCCACGATGAGCGCGCCGGTGAACGGGTCCAGGCTGACGCCGTCCGGCGAGGCCAGGTGCCGGGGGTTGTCGCCGTGGCTGTAGACGTAGCCGCACGGGCTGATGCCGAAGTTGTCCTCGACCCATTGCATGATGATCGGCTCGCGGTGGATGCCGTGCTCGTAGTAGCGATTGCTCGCCGCCTCGCCCACGTCCCACTCGCCGGTCACCTTCTCGGTGATGATGGCCCGGCGTTTGGACCCCTGCCCCCAGTCGCGGGCATCGGTCGCGGTGAAGCCGCCCCTGCGCTGTTCGAGCCACGCGGCCCGCTTCTCGGGAACGGAACGGTCGTTCTCCGCGCCACGCTTCGGCACGGTGTTGGAGAGGATTGCAGTGCTCATGTGTGTTGCCCTTCGGTGTCCGGTTCGGCTAACCCAACGCTACCCGGGGGCACATACACTGCCTGCGCAACCGGCACCGCCCGGAGCAGGCCGATGAAGTCGGACAGCCGCAGGGTGACGTACTGATCCGCCGCCTGCCCGTAGCCCCGGCGCTTGTGGGCGACGACGCCGAGCAGGGCCTTATCGTTCTCAGCCTCAACCACGGCCTCCTTGAGCCACTGGCCTAACTCCATGCGCGCCGCGTTCTTGCACTCGACCACGATGCGGTGCGGGCCGAGCCTGACGCCGCCGACATCGCCCTTGTCGAACCGGCCTGT